AACTGAGTGCGCTCCACATTCAACGTGTGCTCCCAGTCCTTCAGGGCAGCTCTGCTGGCTGAGAAGTTGGAATCATACAGCATCATGGCCACGTTGGGGGGAATACCGACGGTCGCGCACACGAGGTTGATATTCGGAGTGTAGAAGGCCTCGAAGTTGAGCTCGTTGGTGCTGGATAGTTGCACGAGCTTGGAATCGTTTGGCAGGTTGACGACCTGCTTATTGGTGGTCGCCGCAACGCGATCCTGTAGGACAATACCCGATTCACCTGCCTCTGGCTGGCCGAAGCCATTTGAGGCGGCTATTTGCTTGAGGTACGGGTTCTCGCCGGTGCTGGTTACGCCGTGCTCGATCACCAAGGGGATCTTCTGCCGCTCTTCCGCACTGCCAACGACAGCCTCTTTGTAGCGCTCCAGCTTCTTCGCTGTTTCCATCACCGCCGTGATCAGAGAGATGCCCCGGATATTGTCGAGTCGGTATTTCAGGCCATAGACCATGAAGACCATGAGATATCCGGTCTTTGGCTCACACGCGAGTAGCCGCTCATATTTCAACTGATCTTCGCTTGTGCGCACATGGTAGGCGATCGGCTGATTGCGACTATCGATTTCGATGCCGAGACGAATCCGGCTTCCGCTTTCTGTCACGTAGTCGTTACCTTTTTTTGATAAACCCAACGGCGTACCCAAGTGGGCCCCATCAATGAGCTGCACGGTTACCTCTCCCTCAATTACGCGGGTGACAACGAGTACGTCGCCGCCGACCTTCGAGTTCATGAACGCTTCTTCTGCGATCTGATGAAGGTTCTGCATGGATGCATAGTCCGGAATCCTACTATTCGCATAGACCTTAAACCGAGCTTCAACAGGTTGGTTGAATTCTTCCGAAACGATCGTGATCTTTTCTCCGGCCAGTACTGTTTTTTCCGGAGTCGCCTGCAGCTTCAAACCGCTGCCGATCACCCAGCGGGTAAAGCGCTTGAATACGGTCTGGCAGATTTCGCTTTCAATGAAGAGCTGCCAGGCGCGCATGCTCAAAGCCTGATGATCTATATTGTATTGCCTGATCGGGCCGAGATCGCCAGGGTTTTTCTCGCCGTCGAAATTGACAGAGAACATGCTAGTGTAGCCTGTATACCCATCGTATCCGTAGTGAGCTTGAGGCTCCGGCGGCGCTGCTTGGCCAGCGATCTCTGGCCGCTGCTCTTCTGCAATCCCTTCCGCCTGCTGCTTTTCCCATACAGGAATGCCGAATATTTTGATTGCTGTCTTCATTATCCTGTGAAGTTTTTGATATCAACGAACCGGAATACCCGGCCGTTGAGTTGGTTTAGGTAACGCTGGCGGATTCTCTCAAATGCCAGTATAGAGGTCGCGATGCCATTAGCTCCGCGGCGTGTGGCTTTAATTTTCGTCTGGCCATCGTCGAGCCAATACTCGGAGATATCTTCTCCGGCTGCGGCCTTCAGTGCTGCCGATTCAAGAGCGCACAAGATGGCGTCAATCCTCACGATCTTGGCGGCGAGATCAACACCTGATTCTATATAGACCGCTTCGCTATCGTAGTATAACATGTTATAGTGTTTTTATCTCTGTGATTTTGGCGGCGGAGATATCTACCGATACATCCGCCTTGACATAAGCTCCGCCTACACCTGAAATGCCGGCCTGAACTTTCGTCAGCTCTGCATTGATCAAGGTCTTGAAATTCTGCATGGCTGTATTCAGGGCAGTGTAACGAACCATATTGTCAGCATCGCCGCCAATCTCCATCGTGCCATCAGCTTTCAACCAGGTGTAGATCTTCATCTTTCCGTCGGCGTCCGTTGAGTACATCCGGACCTCGCCTGGCGCGGCCAGCTGCTCAGCGTTGAGGTAGCCAATGATCACAGCCTCGCTCTTGTCAATAGTCGGCGCATAGACTGCGATCATGTTTGCCACGGGATTGCTGTCAATACCGAAAGGCGCAGCTTCGTCAGCCTCCCGAATATCGTCTTTGCCCAGGCATAGGACCTTTACGATGCGATATGCGTCTTTGAGGGCTGTACTTATAACGCTTGAGAGGATCATGCGAAGATGTTTTTAGGCGCTTCCGCTCCGAATACAGACGGCAGCACACAAGTGAGAGTGCAGGTTTCCGACACATGGTCGCCGAAGTAATCGACCTGGGCCACGAACCAGCGGGTTTTGTTGAACAGATATAAATCCGGATTGGTGACTGTAATGATCGTATTCGGACGAACCAGCCGGTTGTTGAGCGTCCAGCGGTCCAGATTAATTACTAACGGGATCCCAGCAAGCTCGTCGCTGAGCATATTGCGGGAGGCGTTGGCTGTGTCAACGGTCTGTCCAGACGTTTGCCTGTTTACTCGAGGCCGGAATACTCCAGAAGGGACGAATGGATTGCTGGTTGAGGCCTGCCCGGCGTTGCCCTTTTTGTGCGTGCCGTCTTTCCGACCCTTCGTTTGCTGCTTGATCATTGTGATGCCGCTGTGCATCTTCTGCCCGTCAAAATCAAGCTCCATTTCTACCCATGGTGGACCAGGTACGAAATCGTAGATAGGAGCCGCCCCGGTCTTTGCACGGGTGAGCACAAGGTTGCCACGCTCATCGTGGGTCAACATCACATGCTTTTGCCCGGCGAGCTCTGCCAGATACGCCTTGCATGTCTGGGAATCGCTGGCCGTCGACTTGGTATAGCTTGTGCCGGTCACGCTCTTGACAGAAGGATCCACGACCAGTTGTAATCCGAAGGGCTTGATTACCTTATTTGTAATCTGCTCCAGGGTGAGCCCGTTACTCTGCAGCGGATAGGCAGAGGTTGGAATTTCGCAGTCTTCCAGTACTCCGGTTTTTGAGTACCCCGACACGCTCATTAATTGGCTGACTCCCGAGCTACGGAAACGTTGAGATAACAGCGTGCCTGTGATCAAAAATTCACCTTCATGCTCGATCGTCACCCGTGCATAGCTGCCCGGGCGGAACATGGCCCGATGGTCAGCATTCTCCGGATCAAAGAAGAAATCAAATGAAAACGCGGACGCCACGCTGTCGTATTGAAGCGATACGGTTACTCCATTGTAGAAGTCCAATTTGCGGGCGCCGATTTTCAGTGTCATTTGTAGTAGGTGATCAACCGTCCTTTACGGATGTTTAATAATTCGTTTAGTCCGATGTCATTTACAGCAAGGAATTCATTCAGCGTCGAATCATCCGCTTTCATGCCATAAAGCCGATTAGTGAGTAGAATGGCGTTGGAATCCTCTTCCAGATAGAAAGAAAATGGCTTCCTGCTACTGGCCGCGATGCCGATCAGGGCGGTTACGGTATAGCCAACGGCGTTACTCAACGTAGTGAGCGGCCCCTGCGAGGGGATATAGCTGCCGGGAGTAGCTCCGGTAAGAGACTGGATGGCGTCAAGGGTAGCCAGATAACTGTCGTAGCCGGCAAGGATTGTATCGATCACGCCTGCGACCTGGCGGCGGTTACTGTAGGGCCTGAGCCCGGGCGTGACAGCTACGGCCAGCATGGTGGTGATGATGCAACCGGCTGTTACCTCATAAAGCAGTTTGGCAGACCGGACCGCAGTTGCCGCAATAGTTGTGTGCGTGTAGACCAGCAGATTTTGCAGCATTGCGAGCCGCGTGACGGCATCCGCCGCGACTTCGGCCGGAAAAGAGATAAGCGCCTGGGTTGACGCGATTGCGCTGGTTGTGTTGGCGACTGCATTCCGGAATGCTGCATTGGCGGTATTATATAAGTTATTAAGTTTCTCCGCATCCTCGTTCGTGGTGACTTTAGCCAGGTACCCATTATAAGTAGCCGCTGCATTGCGGATCATATTCTGAATGTCCGTCACCTTCGCCTGCGGAATATTGTCCGTGTATGAGCGCAGGAAGTCGGTATCGACAGCGGACTTGTCGGCGATGACCTTGTCAACAGCTGAGAGTGTCGGCACATCCGGAGTCTCGCTGATGGTTTCGATTACGCCACCGGTGATGCGCGTCACATTGTAAGCGCTGTTATCGAAGACCAGCCCGAGCGGCTGAACCAGGACGCTGCCATAAAGAGGATGGGCGATAGTCCATGGTTTTGGATCCGCTGCAGAGGCCTCGAAGGCTTGCGCCATATCGAGGTTGTCTTCCCCCTGAAAGAGCACTTCGATCGCGTACTTAGTTCCGCGCGGGGTGCCACGCTTGACGAGTGAGCCGGCAAGCTCCTTAAAGACGAATTCTGATATGTTATACTCGATCGCCTTGCTCGCATTGAGCCAGTTGGGCGCATAGCTTTTACCGTCACCGGTGGTGATCGTGAATTCAGTCTTTATGCGTTCTATCCAGCTCATGATCTTTTCTTAGCACTATACAAATGCCACTTCCTGCACATTTTACACAGATACGCATGCATCGAATGATGCGCGGATCGCTTTCCAATTCCCCGGGCTGCGTCGATGGCTTTGCCTCGCGTAGGGTATTCTATTTTGTCGCAACACATATCAACGTAGTTTATCGATCTGCTTTTTTGCTTCAGCTATATAATGGCGCTCCATATCGGCAGCGCTTTCGACGGAAGCCCGCTCCATAAAGTGGGTAGGCTTCGGACTCACTTTCTTTCCACGCTTCACAGAGAATAGTGGCACTGACTTGATCACGGTGTCCCGGCCGATACGTTTGATGCTGCGAATCTGGAAGAGCGTCTTGTTGCCATTTCCCTTCTTCCGGTTGCCTATCACGAACCCGCCCTTGCCTGCATGGATGGCGCTCTTTGTGAATTTCTGCGCGTTGTTTTTTCCCTTAGCGTTCCTGCTGTCGACGATCCTGTTTTTGATGTCAGAGATCCGGACAGCCGCTCTAACGTTCTTCTTCCAGTTGCCGCCGGCGCGGGCCTGCTTCAGCGGGATATAGGCACGGCCTCCGATTTGGCCGCCACCTTCCTGCATCTCGAGATCTTCCACCGCCTGGCTGTTGCCAGCGAATCCGACCGTCGACTTCATGGTCCGTATATCGAAACCTTTGGCGGGCTCCACCTTACTTGTCGCCTTCAGGAATGTCGGCTTACGCTGGATGAAGGCTTTTTTTGCTTCGGCCGGCATCGTGTTTTTCTTAACGTCGAAGGCTGTTTTATTCAGGGCGCCACGTATCGCCACAGGCAGAGCAGAGCGATGCATGCGCTCCAATCTTGCAGTATGCTTAACAACTGCATCTGTATTGATATTCAAAATGGGCATTACATTTGGGCTTCTTAATAACTTTTAATAACACCTAATAACTCTTATCATGAAATCAACTCTCCTTGCGCTCGTTACTCTGGTTCTTTTGTCTGCCTGCAGCAAGAGCGACGATCAACCTAAGCCTGCCGCTACTCCTACCATTGTTGGCGTGTGGACCAATTCCAATCCTGCCGATCGCAATCCAACCTTTACCACCGATTCTACTTTCTGGAGTGATGGCCTTACGGCCGAACGCTACGCCTTGAAGTCTGACACCGTCCTCACTGTTTATCCCGACAATTCAACCTGGCCGCGTCTCACTTATTCTGTTTCTGCCGACAATCAAACACTCACGCTTGTAGATTTCTGGGCCCGCACTCCGGCGACCTATATCTACAGCCGCGTCAATACGCGTTAAGTCACCTCTGCGGTGATATTGATGTGCCATTCCCTTCCTGATCCGGTTGAAAAGGTGGCTCCGCCGAGCACGCCCAGTGTGATTTGAGCCGGGCCTGAAAAGCCGCTCAGAAACACGCGCACAGTGTCGCTGGTAGTTACTACCGGGAATCCCATTCCAGCGTTGACATAGCCTGCGATGGACGAAGAGGGGCGATTAATGGTGATGTTCGAAACGGCGCCGGCTATTGTGGCGCCTGTAATGAGAATCTGCCACTGCAGAGTTTTGCCGACCAGCCTGTATCTGTCGTACACTACCGTGTATCCTGTAACTGATCCGCCGCCGACAGCCGTAAGGCCAAATGTGCCGGACGCATCAATCCACGCGCCATGTCCGGCGAGCTTCAGAAGGGCATCGATATACTGATATCCGTTTGTTTCATTATCATGGCTGCCATTCGCTGTAATGGTTGCCAGGTTCAGCATTTTGGCAAAGAACTGGTGCATGTCCTGGTACACTTGCTCACTTATCGGCGTGCCGTCGCCTATACCGGAATCGTTTTTGATTTTACCGTAAGGGAAATTCGCGTCAGAGTTATCTACGTTGACTTTACTTGCGAGTGCTATGGCCATGATCAGATATTATATGTAGTTAACAAACAAGAACGCCATTGTCTGCGCTGGCTTCAGTTTTAAAATGAGCTGCCGGAATTCATCCTTGCGCGTTGCGAGGATGTCCGCGAACGTGGTGATCGGCGTTCCGGAGATATAGAAGGTGCTGCGGTAGTTGCCGCCGATCACGAACTGCGCGTCTTTGCTTTCCTCGATATAGTTGGCGACCTTATTACTATACAGGCCGCCATGCTGCTGCGTGGTAGCGTGCTGGATTGTCGTCGCGTGAAAGGATGCTCCTAACGAGGTGCCAAGGATCTGCTCAGGTGATTGTGTGACGCCGCCGAAATTGTTCTCGTACACCTTCACGGCGAAGCCAGCCGCATTCAATTCATCCTCAATAAACTGGAAATGCTGCCGTGGCGCTGTCGTGCCTGGGTAATTCAGCTTCTGATTGATCGCGGCCATCCGGTCAACTAAGGGAGTCAGCGGGTTGCTGATCAGCCCGAGCCGGCCTTCCCAGATCTCCGCATCGCCGG